ATGTAATGGGGTGGGCTTTATGCTTACTCCACTATTGTGATAAATCAAAACTTAATCGCATAAAATCCACTTTGCATATATGAATGCCAAAATAATTCTGATACTTGAAAGCCAACCTTATGCAGCAACTCAAAATGGTCATTTAGAGTAATGGGAAAAAATTCCTGATTATATCTTGCGGAGTGAGATTTCACTTCTTCCGGTGTTCTTCCAACTTGAAGTTCAAAGTTTTCCAGATGTTTAAGCATAATATCTTTTCCAATTTCGGAAAATGGAGCAGTATTCTCAAAGTAAATAAAAATTCCGTTGGGTTTCAAAGCGTTGAAACAATTTTTGACAGCCTTTTCTCTTGTGGATTTGTCAAAATAATGGTGTGATTGAATTGCCGTAACAATATCAAATTGAGCTTCAAAATTCAAATTCTCTGAACCAATGCTAATGAATTCACAGGAATAATCTTCAAGTTTCTTTTTTGCATCAGCAATCATTTTTTCAGACGGGTCACAAAGTACCAGTTTTGAAGGATTTAGAATTTCACACGCTTTTAAGCCAAAAGTTCCCGTTCCACATCCGGTATCCAAAATAGAAACTTGCGTATTTCCGTAGTATGCCTGAATTACATCGAAAATTTGTCGATATATTTCATCATAAAGCGGTATTACTTTCCGAACGTTTTCATCATATTGATTCACAGAAAAGGCAGATTTATTATCCATTATATTTTTTCCTTTCTGAATTGATTCTGATTTAGCGGAGAGTTTCAAACTCTCCATTTTCATAATTATAGCATACCCACACTGAAAAAGTCAAGGAGGTGCAATCATGTTTTTCACACTTATTCTTGAAAACGAATCCGGTGACCAACTCAATCTGACCGCAACCGCCAATCAGTATATGACTTCAAAGGTCGAGGGCTTATCGCCGCCTCCCGGAACGATCAGCACCTCCTCCTACGCAGGCATGGACGGCAGCTATCTGAACAACGCTTTCATTGAAAAACGCAACCTTGTAATTACCTTTCAGATGCGTGGTGTTGGAATCGAAAAGCGGCGGCACGATCTGTACAAAGTGGTAAAGCCGTCCCGATATATCAAGGTTTACTACCGCACAGCAAATATTGATGTGTACACCGAGGGTTATGTTGAAACCTGCGAGATCAGCAATTTCGAGCAGTTTACAAGCGGACAAATCAGTATTATCTGCCCCGATATTTACTGGTACTCGACAGAAACACAAATCGCCGAATATTCGCAGATTTTCGGAGCTTTTCATTTCATTTTTCCCGATGATGACAAACCCTTTCCACTTGGAAAATACAACACACAGAATATGATGACGATTCGGAATGACGGTGATGAAACGGGTTTCACGCTTGAAATCAGCGGAGGTCCTGCCAAGAATCCAACGCTCTATAACGCCGAAACAGACGAATATGTGCAGATTCTCGGCGATATTGAGGAGGGTGATATTATCCGAATTACCACAAAAACCGGCAATAAAACGGTTACTTTGGAGCGTGAGGGCGTGCAGGAGAATATTATCAATCGCCTTGTTTCCGGCTCTACTTGGCTTACCTTACGTGAGGGAGAAAATAAATTTTATCTCCGTGCGGCAAGTGGACTGCGAAATTTAAAAGTACGTCTTATTCACCGCAACGCATATTTAGGAGTGTGAAAAATGCAGATTGAAATTTACAAAATGATAGCAAATGAAAATACCCTGACGATAACTCTTGAAGCAATTTGCGACAGCTTTTCAAGTCTTTTGTGGGACGTAGAGTATTATTCCTGCGGTGTATTTGAAGTGTATATCGCCGCCAATCCGCAAAATATCGGTATTTTTCAGACAGGAAGAATTGTCGGGCGTGACGATGATAAAGAGCATTTCGGACTGATAGAATCGGTTAAAATCGAAACGGACGCAGAAAACGGCGACTACTTGATTGTGAGTGGTCGCTTTTTGATGTGCCTTTTAGAACGGAGAATTATTTATCCGACACTGAATTTTACATCAGAAAAAACATATTCGGAAATCGTGCATACTGCCGTTACAAATAACGCTATAAACGCAGAGAACAGGACAATTCCGGGACTTGCTCTTGGTACAGTATCTGGCAGTTGTTGGGAACAAAAAACAAAACTGCAAGTCAGCTATGATAATCTGATGCGGTGGATTTACACTGTATGTGAGAAGATAGGCAGTACGGCAAATATTCGCTTATCCAAAGTCAACGGAGAGCAATATAAAATGCTGCTTGACCTCTCTGAAGGTGCTGACAGAAGCATTTTGCAGGACGAAAATCCGCATATTGTTTTCTCTGACGGATACACAAATCTGCTGTCGTTCACATATTCCTCTGACATTTCTGTACAGCGTAATTTCGCCTATATTTTGGGAAAAGGTGAAGGTGAGGAACGCAAACGGACAACATATTGTGACGGTGACGAGCCGTCTTTTTTAGAGCGTTATGAGGTTTATGTTGATGCAAAGGATATGGCAGACGAGCAGCAGGAAAACGGCGAATCTAAGCCTATTTCCGAGGATGAGTATATTGAACTGCTAAAAGAAAGAGGCAAGGAAAATATTGTTCAACCGCTTACAGCTTCGGAATCGCAGATAGCTGTTCAGTCCACACAGTTTCGCTACAATACGGATTATTTCGTTGGCGATTATGTGACCGTGGAACATCAGCGATTTGGCTTGATACAGCCGAAAATGCAGCTGATCGGCATGATTGAGAGCTTCGACCAAAATGATCGCTCACTTACACCAACATTCAGGGAGGTATGATTTTATGGCATTTTCATTTGGATTTTTCAACTCAAAGGGTCTTGACAGGACTTACACCGCCGAGAATTTCTGTGACTATCTCGGCAGCATCATTTGCAATGGCATTCAAGATAATTACGGCGACTGCTTCAAGCTGACGGCTGCGGCAACTGGTCTGAAAGTTACTGTTGGACGTGGAAAAGCGTGGATAAATGGGCATTACTTCATTAATGACGCTCGCTACAGCATTGATTTGTCAGGATATCAGGATGAATCGCTGCCAAGGTATGTGGGGATTGCAATTTACCTTGACACAACAGAATCCGTCCGAAATGTATCGCTGAAACTGTTTCCGGGAACGCCTGCGGAGAATCCTGCTTTGCCCACAATTCCGCAGGACGATGACCATGCACGGCTTCTCTGATGTATGCGGTGCGGCTTAATGTCGGGGCAACTTCTCTGACTGAGCGTGACTGGTACGATTACCGTGAGGATTCCAACGTTTGCGGCTATTGCAGGTGTATTTTAGGCAAGTGCAAGGTGTCTGAAATTCTGGACGCTTATGATAAAAACAACCGACTTCTGGAATCGTTGCAGGAGCAAATCGGTGAACTTTCGGAACGTATAAGCAGTATCACGAGTGAAATTTCAGACATTGGACAAATAGGAGAAAACGCCTATTATACGCAGTATTCTGACGGTACGCTGAGTATCAGCGGAAACGGTGCTACAAACGATTACACAGGATTTGCGATTCAGCTTGGATATTCTGACGAGCCTGATTCCCCGTTTTATGAGAATGAAAGCATTCAAAAGGTTAAACTTTCAAGCGGTATTACGGCTTTGGGAAACTGGCTGTTTGCGGCTTGCTTTAATCTTGAAAACATCGTATTACCGAGGAATCTGGAACGCATCGGCGATCTGACCTTCAACCGCACAGCAATAAAAACTATTGAATTTCCTGCATCGCTCACAACAATTGGTGTGGGAGCGTTTACGGCTTCCAAGCTTGAAAATGTGTATATACCTGCAACGGTGAAAAATTTCGGCAGATACGCATTTTTCCATTGCGAGTCGCTGACAAGTGCCAATATTCAGTGCGAAAAAACAGGCTCTATTGCGTTCTCCGGCTGCATTTCGCTGACAAATGTCACGATTGGAATCGGCTGTAAATATATCGCAGATTCGTGTTTCGTTTACTGCGATAGTCTGCGGGAAATCACATATGAGGGAACGCTTGCACAGTGGGCGGAGGTCGGAAAAGGCAATCTCTGGGACGGTCACGGCGGTGTTCAGGAATCGGTGCTTGAAAAAATCCAGTGTACTGATGGTTTTATGGAATATGATTCTGAAAATAGTGTATGGAACGAGGTGAAGAACTGATGTGGAAATTTCTCGTAAAACAGCAAAAAATCGAGGTTCTGGAACGTGAAGTGATAGCCGATCACCAGATTGAATTTGTAAATCTGAAATTTACTTTTGACGGCGATTGGAAGAAGTTTCACAAGGTGGTGCAGTTTTCGCAGTGCGATGAGATTTACAGCATTGTTCTTGGATTTGACGGAACGTCCTGTAAACTGCCTGCGGAACTTCATGCAGGCGCGGTGAAAGTGTCGGTTTTCGGCTATGATGCGGAATCTGATACGACTGTGAGGGCTACAACTGTCCCTATTACCTTGAACATTCGTGAATCAGGATTTGTGGGCGATGATGATACACCGATTCCGCCAACGCCTGACTTGTACACGCAGCTTTTACAGAAAATTGCGGAGATTCAATCCGGTGTCAACGGAAAAGATGGGCTTTCGGCTTATGAAATTGCTGTGAAAAATGGCTTTGTGGGAACGGTTTCCGAGTGGCTGGAAGGTCTAAAAGGAGCGGACGGTTTGCCGGGTAAAGACGGTATCAACGGTACTGACGGAGTGAATGGCAGAAACGGAGCAGACGGCAAAACTGTTGAACTTCGAGTGTACAACAACGAGCTACAATACAGATGGCTCGATTCATTTGGTCATGATGTGTCAATGTGGACACATTTATTTTTGCTTACCGATCTCAACGGAAAATCTGCATACGAGGTTGCTGTAGGAAACGGTTTTACAGGCTCTGAGGAGGAATGGCTGCAATCTATAACGCCAGATTTATCGCCGTATATCACAAGGGTAGAAGTCCTTAAAATCGTTGATGACAAAGTTCATTCTTCCGCCCCTGACCTCTCGCCATACGTCACCAGAGTGGAAACGCAAAAGCTGATTGAATCGAAATTTCAGACGGTAGAAAACGACCTTAATTCCTTAGAAAATACCGTAAATAGCGAAATTCAGTCGGTCAAAGATTCGGTCGAGCCCGTCGTGTCTCAGGCACACTGGCATCATAATCTCACATTACTGAACAGCTTAACGTCTGCGAAAATCGCAAAATGGGATAGTATTTCGGACTTTGAACTGCGGTTGCAGTCGCTCCGTGACGATGTCATGGACTATCAGATGCAGATAAATTATCGCATGGAAAACGCCGACAAAGATATTTCTGAAATTCAAACCGATGTACAGCAACTACGTGATTCCACGCAGTATGACCAGCAGAATCAAAATGATACGATTTTGAGTTTGGAGAACAGAATTGCTGTTCTGGAATCGCAGATTGCAAGCGCAAACAATAGATATACCGTGCTTTTCGAGTATGGTACGGATGCCATTCGTGTATACGGCTATTATATCGGACTTGTTCTCAACGGCGGATTTTTCACGATGAAGCATTTTGCGGAACAGTATACGCATTTCAGTTGTCCTGACAACCATTATGCAATGTACTACGGACAGGAGGACTTCAATTGGGACGCACAGATCCTGACTTGCGTTGAAAAGCGGCTGAAATTGGACGAAAACAGCAAGATTCAGTTCCGCTATACTTCCGGTGCGACCGAGGACGGCGAACTGTATCTTATCACACCGCCCGGCGGAAAAATCGATGTTCCTATCACGCTATATGCAAGGAGCGAAATTGATAATGGGCGGGCAATCCGGCTTGACTTCCAGTGGCTTAAAACGGAAAAGTTTATCACAACGGAGACAGACTGCACAGGTATCACAGCCGGCGAATATTACCTTGCATGGGTTGGCAGGAGCAACAACACGCATCCAACGATTCAGAGCGTGAAAGTAAAGGAGAGTGTCTGATGAAAGAAAATATTTGTACTATTTTAGGCTTGGCAGGCGGCATTATTGCCGCACTGCTTGGAGGGTGGGATTCCGCATTGGCAACACTTATTATTTTTATGGCGATCGACTTTACCACAGGGTTGATCGCCGCCGCAATGGGAAAATCCAAGCACAGCAAGTCCGGCAAACTTAGTTCAAAAGCCGGTTGGGTGGGGCTTGCAAAAAAGTTCTGCATTCTGCTCATGGTTGTGGTTGCTGTCAGAATGGACATTCTGATCGGAACGACATATATCCGTGATGCGACCTGTATCGGCTTTTGCGTCAATGAACTGCTGTCAATTATCGAAAATACAAGTTTAATGGGCTTACCCTATCCGGATTCAATTAAAAAAGCAATTGAAGTTTTGCAGAAAAAAGCAGGCAGACTTGATGACGAAATTCAGGAAATGATCGATGAATTGGAGGACGATGAAAAGTAATGCAGCCGAGATAAAATCTCGACTGCATATTTTTATCAAAGATTTATTTTATAATCAGGTGAACCTTCGCCGTTGACGGTGAAGTAAGCCACATTTTCTTCGGGTTTGACATATACACGGAAATCTATCACTGCCTTACGCTTGTGAACAGACTTATATGCTTTGTAAGCTTTTTCTGCAATGTCTGTAATGTCGAATTCAGCATCGCCAACCTGAACGAGCGTTGTGAGAACGGGAACATCTTTCTTGTCAGCCTTCTTCGCTCTCGGCTTGCGTGTTTTCTTTGCAGGAACTTCTGCAACAGGAGCAGTTTCGGCAATCGGAGCATCAACAACAGACTCCACTTTCTTTGCAACAGACTTTCTGCCACGTTTTTTGACCGTCGGTGCTACTGTTTCTTCAACAGGTGCTTCGATGACCTCTGCAACGGTTTCAACAACAGGAGCTTCCGCTGCCTTTTTCCTGCGTGTTGTTTTCTTTGCAGAATCGGTTTTCTTCTCAGCGGCTCTTCTTGGCATAGCGGTTTACCTCCGTGTGCTATTTTTCTTAATTGTAGCATGAATGTAAAGTTTTGTCAAGACCTTAGACAGCGATTTTTCGCAGAAAGGAAAGAATTATATGATCAAAGATTACTCGTTCAATGACACTACCCAGCTTTCACCACATTTCAATGCAAGAGAATTCAAATGCAAATGCGGCACGGAGCATGATTTTCAGGTAAGTTCCGAGCTCGTGGACAAGCTGGAAAAACTCTATGAAAAACTGGACTGCTCTAAAATTATCGTGACAAGCGGTTACAGATGTGCGGAGCATGATAAAAATGTCGGCGGAACTGGAACAGGACAGCACACAAAAGGCACTGCCGCTGACATTTGCTGTTACGGTCAGGACGGTCGGCCGATTTCCAGTAAAACAGTCTGCTGTACAGCGCAGGATATCGGCTTTACTGGAATCGCCAACATCAACGTATCCTACCAGTATACTCATGTGGATGTGCGTACCGGTTCAAAGTGGTACGGTGATGAGACAAAGGGAAACAATTCTGTTACCTCCGATTTTTATAGCTATTTCGGTATTCAGAAAGGCGATGAAAATTCTATGAAAGGCATTGATGTCAGCGTTCACAACGGCAATATCGACTGGCAGAAAGTGAAATCTTCCGGCATTGATTTTGCAATTATCCGTGCAGGATATGGACGCGAACTTTCCCAGAAAGACGCACGTTTCGAGGGAAATTACAGAAACGCTAAAGCCGCAGGAATCCCGATCGGAGCATACTGGTATTCCTACGCAATGTCCGAAGATGAAGCACGGCTTGAAGCCGATGTTTTCCTGTCCATTATCAAGGGCAAGCAGTTTGAGTTTCCTGTCTATTTTGATGTGGAGGAGAAAAGGCAGTTTGACCTTGGCAAGGAAAAAGTCTCTGCAATCATGCGTGCATTTCTTGAAAAAGTCGAGGCGGCAGGCTATTTTGTCGGTCTGTACGGCTCTGCATCGTCCCTCACAACGCATACCGCTGATGATATCAAAAGCCGTTACACGATCTGGCTTGCACATTGGGTAAATCAAACGAATTACAGCGGTGCTTATGCTCTGTGGCAGTATTCAGATAAAGGCTCTGTTTCAGGAATCAACGGCAATGTTGACCTTGACACTTGCAATACTGATTTTCCGAAAATTATCAAGGAAAACAGGCTGAACGGTTTCGGAAAATCCCCCACTCCTGAACCCGAAAAAATCCCCACGCCTGAACCTGATAACAAGGTGAATGTAACCGTTCAGATCGGCAGCGATAACTACAAGGGGACGCTTGAAAAGGTGTAATTTTTTTATGGGCAGGAGTTTGACGCTCCTGCCCTTTCTTTTCAGATAAGGAGATTCTATGAACTCATCAGAAAAAGCCAAGATTAAGTCATATCGTGAAAAAGGTGTGCCTTATGCGGAAATTGCAGAAGTTTTGTCTCTTCCGCTGAATACAGTAAAGTCCTACTGCAAAAGGCACGACCTCGGCGGTCGGAGAGAACGTATCGCCGAAAATATATCCCTGTGTCTGCAATGCGGTGCCGGAATTTCACAGATTCCGCATCGAAAAAAGAAAAAATTCTGTTCCGATCAATGTCGGAATCTATGGTGGAGTGAACACGCTTCTCTTGTGCAGCACAAATCTGAATCAACACATATCTGCCCGATATGCGGTAATGAGTTTTCAGCTTATAATAGCCAAAAAAGGAAATACTGCTCTCGTATTTGCTACGGAAAAGCAAGGGAGGTTTCTCATGGCAAACGATAAATTACGGAACGCGATGCAGTACCAGACCGTCATGGCATGGGTTCGCTCCCTTCTGAATAACGGCATTATCACCAAAACTGAGTATCACAAAATTGATACAATTATGACCAGAAAATACGGCATATCTTCGTGCAGCATATTTCGCTGAAAATCGTTGACTTTTCGGCGTTTTAGAGCGAATATGGTAGCAGGAGGTGGCGCTTATGGAACGAATTGTTGAGAAAATCGAGTTCCCAAATGCACAAAAAGTAAGGCTGCTCAGAACTGCGGCTTATGCCCGTGTGTCCAGCGGCAAGGATGCCATGCTGCATTCACTTTCCGCACAGGTCAGCTATTACACCAACCTGATCCAGAGTAATCCGGAATGGCTGTTCTGCGGCGTTTACGCTGACGAAGCTCTAACCGGAACAAAAGATAATCGTGAGAATTTCCAGAAACTGCTCACAGAATGCAGAGCCAAGCGTATTGATCTTATCATAACAAAATCAATATCGAGGTTCGCAAGAAATACGGTCACATTGCTTGAAACTGTCCGTGAACTGAAAGGCTTAGGCGTGGATGTTTATTTTGAGGAGCAGAATATTCACAGTCTTTCGGCGGACGGCGAATTGATGCTGACGATTCTTGCAAGCTATGCTCAGGAGGAGAGTTTGTCGGCAAGCGAAAACAAAAAGTGGCAGATTCAGAAAGATTTTGAAAACGGAAAAGTCGGCAGCATTACAATGCTCGGCTACAAAAGAAGCCAGGACGGTGTGCTTGAAATTGTGCCGGAGGAAGCGAAAGTTGTCAGAATGATTTTCTCGGATTACTTTGCAGGTATGGGAAAGCAGGCAATCGCAAACAAGCTGCATAAGCTTCAAATTCCGACAAAAGGCGGCGGATTATGGACGGCAGATGCGATCAGGCGAATTCTGAAAAACGAAAAATACTGCGGCGAACTTCTGCTTCAAAAGACTTTTCGTGAAAATCATATCACGAAGAAAAAGATAGAAAACAGCGGACAACTGCCACAGTATTATGTGGAGGATGCCCACGAGCCGATTATTGACAAGTCAACTTTCCTCGCCGTTCAGGAACTTCTGAAAGAAAAACAGAAATTTACTCCTTCCAATCCGACAACAGGGGTATATCCGCTGACAGGCATGATAACTTGTGGCGGTTGCGGAAAAAACTATCGCAGAAAAACAACCGTTACCGGAGTTGTGTGGATCTGCGCAACCTACAACACAAAGGGCAAAAGATATTGTCCGACTTCAAAGCAGATTCCCGAAAATACATTGACTTCTGTTTGTTGCGAGGTGCTTGGGGTAGATAATTTCGATGCGGATTATTTTGAAAATCAGATTGAAAAAATCCTTGTCCCCGAACCGAATGTATTGACGTTTATTTTCAAAGACGGGCATAAAGAAACCGTCCGCTGGGCAGACCGTTCCCGTTCTGAAAGCTGGACGGCAGAAATGAGGGAAAAAGCTGCGCAAACAACACGAGAAAGGAGTAGAAGGAAATGCCCACAATAACGAAAATTCCTGCACGACTGAACCGTACAACATTTACGCCCATCAACACAGTTACAAAAAGAAAAGTGGCAGCGTATGCGAGAGTTTCAACAGATTCTGAAGAACAGCAAACTTCCTACGCTGCGCAGGTCGATTATTACACCAAGTACATCAAAAGTCGAGCAGACTGGGAGTTTGTGGCGGTATACACGGATGAGGGAATATCAGCTACAAGTACAGCTCATCGTGACGGCTTCAACGCTATGATTGCCGATGCACTTGACAGAAAAATTGACCTAATCGTCACAAAGAGCGTGAGCCGTTTTGCCCGAAACACCGTGGATTCCCTGATAACAGTCCGTAAGTTGAAAGAAAAGGGCGTGGAGGTTTACTTTGAAAAAGAGGGTATTTACACGCTGGATTCTAAGGGAGAATTGTTGATCACCATAATGTCGAGCTTAGCGCAGGAAGAGTCACGCTCCATTTCCGAAAATGTCACATGGGGACAGCGTAAGAGAATGGCGGACGGTAAAGTTTCCCTCCCCTACGGTCGATTTCTCGGATACCGAAAAGGAGAAAATGATGTACCCGAAATCGTACCGGAGGAAGCTGAAATTGTCCGATTTATCTACCGCAGTTTTATGGAAGGACTGACTGCAAACAGAATCGCAAAGCTCCTTATGGAGAAGAATACGCCTGCACCCGGCGGCGATAAAAAATGGTATGCTCGTACCATTGAGAGTATTCTGACAAACGAGAAGTACAAGGGTTCGGCACTTTTGCAAAAGAAATTCACCGTGAACTTCCTTACAAAAAAGCAGAAAATCAATGAGGGAGAAGTAGCTCAATATTACATCGAAGATAGCCATGAACCGATTATCCCGCCTTGTGAATTCGAGTTAGTTCAAGCTGAATTTCTGCGTAGAAAACGCATCGGCAGGAGCTACAACAGTAAGAGCATTTTTACTGCAAGACTTGTTTGTGAATGCTGCGGCGGATATTTCGGCTCGAAAGTTTGGCATTCTACCAGCAAGTATCGCAGGACGGTCTGGCAGTGCAATCATAAATTCAAAAACGGTGAAAAATGCACAACACCGCATCTCTACGAGGAACATATCAAGGATAAGTTTCTGATTGCTATGAACGCAATTCTTGCGAACAAAGATGAGATAATCGAAAATTGTATGATGCTCAGCAAGGATTTTTCCCATTCAGATAAATTGCAGGAAAAAATTGATTGCATCGAACTTGAAAAAGAAGCTGTTTCCAAGAAAATCAGGCAGCTGATTCAGCGGCACAGCATAAAGCCGATGAAAGCGGAAGAATATTACAGACAGTGCGATATTCTCAATAATGAGTATAACGCTCTGGAAGCAAAGGAAGCTCCGCTTCTTCGGAAAAAAGAGGATATGCTTGTCAAGCAGAAATTTATACTTGACTATGTCGAGATGCTTAAAACGCAGGATTGTCTGATAACTGAATTTTCCGAGACTTTATGGCTGAAATCCATTGACCATGTGACTATCTGCACCAATGGCGATATGGTTTTCTGTTTTAAGGATGGGACGGAAATCAGAGTTTGAATATTACGGAATAGCGATACAGGGCATCCTGATTTTTGTTTCAGGATGCCCCTGTTTTTTATACGCATATCATTTAAATGATTAAACGGATATAATACATCAAACCTTCTTCCGCAGGGCATCCGTAATATATTTTTCAAACTGACAAATCAGCTTCATCATTGGCTCTTGGATTTTATCAACACGCATTCCACGATAGACGCCGCATATCTGCTCTCTGTCATTAAAAAGACAAGGCGCTTCCTCAAGAAACTGCTGATAACCCACATCAGAGTCGATGATTTTCAGCAATTCGTCATACGAATATCCTGTAAATTGGCAAATAAGGCAATGAAGCTGATCTGCTGTTTTTTTGCAGCGCACTGCTTTTTTCAGCGCATCATGATAGAAAACGCTGAATTTCACTGAATATATACTTTTGGTAAGTGGCAACTTTTTGCCATGACCATTATGAAGCTGATTTGAGGTCTTACGGTACTGGTTAGGAGTAGTCCCCATCGCCTTGCGAAAATGTCTGTTAAAGTTGGCAATGTTGTTGAATCCACAACGAAATGCAATGTCGGTAATAGTATCGTTCGTTGTTCTGAGAAAATTGCATACGTGTTCCATTCTGATTCGATCAACATATTCCATTGCCGAAATCCCCATAACCTTGCGAAAACGTCCCATGAAGTAGCTTTTGCTCAGATGAGCCTTTTCCGCAAGAAGCTCTATAGAAATATTCTGTTCATAATTTTCTCGGATAAACTGCACAACAGGAGCGAAAGCTCCGCTTATTTCAGACTCTTGTTCGGAAAACTCAGTGATATGTCCGCCGTCTGACAGCAGTGCAAATAATTTCAGCAGTTCACTTTTCATGATCAGATCTCCGAACGCATGATTTTCGCAGGCGCAGTTTATGGCGATCTCAGCTGCATCACGAATAGCCGCATAGTGCATATCTCCGGGAACAATCGGCGAACGAACTTTATGTTTTCCTGAAATGATCGACTCGAAAATCTCAATATACAGCCTATCGTCAGTGTGTTCGCAGAGTATTCTCTGATTGAAAACAATAATGTGATAGATCGCTCTGCCATTCTTCAAAGGCTTTGCGGAATGAAGAACGTTAGGCTGAACAAGTATTAGATCGCCTGCATTAGCAGTAAAGCTTTGATTATCTATAGTAAAAAAGCAGTTTCCCTCCAGCATAAGGAACAATTCAAACTCCCGATGCCGGTGTTTGCCGATCTGAGGATAATAGTCAGGCATAATTCCACGATAGAAACTATATGGTACAAACATTGTGCTGTGGATCTTTTGTTCTTCAAAGGTGTTAGACGGCATAGAAACTCCTCCTTACAAAAAGTATGATAGTACCACTTTTGGATAGTATATCAGTAGAAAAAAGTAGAATCGTATGGTATTATTATATCATAAAACGACCACAAGCACAATAGCCTTGTGAAATTTTTTATTAAAAGGAGGAATTTGAATGAAGAAACTTCTGGCTGTTATCAGTTGCGTATCACTGATGCTTCAGGGAATGGTTTTTCCCACTGTTGATGCCGCCGACACGCTTTATGAGGCAGAGGATGCCGTCATGGAAGGTGGACTCAAAAAGGAAGATGATGCCGACGCTTCGGGAGGAAAAGCAGCAGGCGTTTTCGACGGTGATAATGACAAACTTGTTTTTACTGTTGATGTTTCAACTGACGGAACTTACGACCTCATCTTTGTTTCAAAAGGTATTGGCGGTGAGAAAACCAACAATGTCCTCGTGGACGGAAATTTTGCCGGGAACATCGTGAGTGCACCAAATGCCTATTCTGAGGCAGTTCTTAAAGGAGTGCTGCTCAGTGCGGGAACTCATGAGATCGCAGTTACAAAATCATGGGGCTGGACATACTTCGATTATTTGCAGATCAAATCGGCAGAGGGAATTTCCGACAGTACCTATGAGGTCAGCGATGCGCTCATTGATAAGGATGCTTCACCTGAAACAAAGGCACTTTTCTCATATCTATGCGAAAGCTATGGCGAGAAAGTTCTTTCTGGACAGTTCGCAGATCAAGGTCTTGACAGCAACGAGTTTAAGTCGATATTTGAAACTACCGGAAAATATCCTGCAATCTGTGGTTTTGACTTTATGGACTACACTCCGTCAAGAACCGCCCTCGGAGCC